TACTGCTGGGTGAGGGGCTCGGCGTTCGCGTACGTGGGCTGCGACCCGACGCCCACCATGTAGGCCGGCACATGGAAGGCCGTGCAGACGTCGAGGCCGGTCCACTTCAGCTGCTCGATCAGTTGGGCGTCGACGGCCTTGACGGTCATCGGTTCGTATTTCAGGCCGTCGCCCAGGACCGCCACCTTCCCGATGTTGTCGCCGCTGAAGTTCGTCTCCCAGTACAGCTTGAGCGCCTGCGCCGTGGTATCCGAGATGGCGCCCGGGGCAACCAGGATGCCGCCCGGCTGCGACCCTTGCGCGAAGAACTTCGTGCTGTTCGTCTGGATCTTGATGCCCTGATAGGCCGCCATGCCGCAGGCGTAGATCGGCGTCACGCCGATCAGCGGGTGGAAGAGCGGCGTCATCACGTCGTGGATCATCTCGCGTGCTGGCACGGTGACGGTCTCGCCCAGGCCAGCGAGGTTGTCCACGGCCAACTGGTAGAACACCGAACCATCCGGCGACACCAGGACCGTCACGCGCGTCGGGTCCAGGATGTGCAGGGCGACCACGACGCCGCGAGCATCGCGTCGCTTCAGCACGTAGGTGTTGCCGTGCAGGAGTTTGCTCGACATCCACCACTGGTAGAACTGGATCCTGTTCTGGAAATGATTCGGCTTGCGAATCACCGGAGAGAACGCCGTCGACGACGTTTCGCTCCAGATGCCGTCCTCGTCGAGCCGGACGAGCTTCGGGCGACATTTCGCGACGTCGGAGGCGATGAGTGTCACGCACCCGTAGAGCGCGCTATAGGTCAAGACCGTGTCCGCGCTCTGCTCAGCGCCGGTCTGCCACGCGCCGGTATAGGGCTCTCGGATGATCGGCCACCAGCCGCCGCGGCTTTGGTCGACGAGCTGCAGCTGCGGAGGGAGGGCCTTCGTGCGCTGGATCGTGAAGCCGAAGATCTGCATCAGGCCTCCGGCTCCAGATCGCGCCGACGGTAGCGGCGGCGCGTCGGCTTCTCGTCCGACGGCTCGGAGCTGTCCTCCGCCGTCTCCGCGGCGGCCTCCAGGACGCGCCTGACGGAACGCCGGTCGGGGCGCGCGGGCTCGGGTGTAGGTTCGGGGCGAGGAGCGGACGGCGGCGGCGCGACCATCCCGCGCGGCGCAAAGGCCGCCCGGCGGCGGTAGGTGAGGACCGCCGCGTCAATGGGCGTCGCGTCGAACCGCTCGCCCGCTCCCACGGAGCGATTGCCGTAGATCAGTGGCTCATTGGCGATCAGGGCAATCATGCGCATGCGGCTCTCAGAAGAGTCGGGCGGCGCCCGGACGAGGTGGCCGGACACCGCCCGAGTGGCCGACCGACTACGCGGGAGACCCGCTCGAGTACGCCACGCCGTCGAGGTATGCGACGGCGGCCGCACGCCGCAGGGCCCAGTTGATGTACCGCTCCGCGCGCAGCGCGATGTTGTTGCTCTGGTACATCGACAGCACCGTGCCCACCTCGTTCTCCGGGTCGCTCTCCATCTCGATGGAAGCCTCACGGCTCGCGTCGATCGTCACCTGGCCATCGTCGGCCAGGAAGATGTCCGACGCATTCGCGAAGATGAGTAGGTCGCTCACCGGTGAGCCGGACGAGCAGTACTGCGACGCGATGACCGGGAAGCCCTCGAGGCGGCCGCCCAGCATCGTCATCTCCGGGAACTCTTTCTGCCCCAGCGCGTTGCGCATCAGGCTCAGGGCGAGGGCCACCGTGTTCGTGGTGATGAACACCCCGTTGACCGGGCTGATGTTCGCGGCGATGAAGGGCGCGAGCAGCTGGGTGATGTCCGCGCGCACGGCCGTGGCGTCCGTGCCGCTCGGCGTGAGCGCCACCAAGCCATTGGTGATCGACGCCGGCGAGACGTTCGCCGCGATCGCCTTGGTCGGGTCGACGAAGTCCGTGTCGAGCCGCTCGATGAGCGCATCCGACAGCGCCTGCCGGATCTCCGCCTCCGCCGACGGCGAGGAGAAGCGTGCGAGCTCGTCGGAGAGCACGCTGATCGCCGCCACCTTGGCCCAGGTCAGCGTCGTCGCACTGAAGTCGAACTTCTTGACTGGCTTCTGCTTGCCCTGGCCGACCCAGTACCCGGCGCCGCCGGTCGTCTGGCCGGTGATGCGCACATTGAACGGGATCCGCCGCAACGACGGGATACCGGTCGCGCCGAACTTGCCGATGATGGTCATCGGCCGCAGGAACTCGATGAACTCGCTCACCAGGTTCTGCGCGTAGACGAGCTCGGTCCCGCCGGTGTTCGCGCCATCCGCGGACGTGTGGCTGGTCACGGCCGCCTTGATGAGATGCTGGATGCGCGGGTTGTCCGGATACCTGGTTTTGGCCACATCCAGGGCCGTCACGCTCCCGCCGGACACGAGCTGCGCCATCTTGCAGATGACGTAGCGGGCGAACTCGATGCCCGGGGGTAACGGGCTCTTGACTTCCACGACGTGCGAGGCGGCCGCCGGCCCGGCCAGCGGCGCGGCGACGGTGATCGGCCGCGCGGTGAGCGCCTGCGCCTTTTCGAGGTTCGTCAGGCTGTCGATGTCTGAGGTCAGCGCGCTGATCTCGCGGTTGAGTGTGGTCTGCTCCTGGCGATCGGCGTCGGAGAGCACCTCGGCGTCGGCCTTGGTTATCAGTTCCTCGAGCCGCGCGGTCTTCGTCTGCAGTTCGGCCTTCCGGGCCGTGAGTCGTTCGGAATTGTGCATGGACCTGTTCCTGCCTGCGTCCGTAACGCCGGACCGGGTGGACGGGACGCGTCCGGCCGTGCCTATCGCGGCTGGCTGGTCGACGTCGTAACTCTTGATCGCGGAAATCGTGGCGTCCTGGTTCGCCGGGACGGCCACGAGGGAGAGCTCGAGGACTTCAGTCTCGCGGTAGCGGTAGCCGCCGGAGTCCTTCATCCAGTCGACGGCATCGTTCAGCACGCGGAAGCCGACCGAGACGCCGCGGATGAGGCGGGCTTTGATGGACTGCCAGGCCTCGTCGACGCGGTCCTTCAGGTGGCCCGGCTCGACGATGGTGGGGATCCGCGCGGTGAACGTGATCCCGTCCTTCGTCGGCGTGTCGAACTTCACGGTCCCGACGGGCGCTCGGCTGTCGTGGTAGAGCAGCAGCGGCAGCGGGTTCTTGAAGGTGACGCCAAGTGGCTCGATGATGTCGCCGACGCGGTCCGGACTGGGCGTGGTCGCCACACCGCTGAAGGTGCGCTCGTCCTCGCTGACCGCCTTCACGGTGATGAGGCTGTACGCGCGGGTGACCGGGGTCATACAAAGACCTCCAGTCGCAATTGTCGGAGAGAACGGCGCCGCGGGGACTTAGGTGCTACCTAAATTCCCCGACGCCTAGAGGTGGGACTCGGTCTGTGTCGAGAGCACACGTCGGACGAACTCGGCGATCGGAATGTCGTGGCGAAGACAGAAGCACGCGATGCGGTCGAACTGACGCTCCGTCAGTTTGACGTGAAGACTCACCTTGCAGGGCTCGGCTACGGGAGGCCGGCCGCGGCGCCGCGGCGCCGCCGGCGGGCCGACAACCAGGATGGTTGGGTCGTGGGGGGTGTGTGTCATCGTCCGAAGACCAACATGGTGGGCGTCTTGGCCTCTGCGGGCTGCCGCAACCAGAGGGCCAGGCCGATCGTGGCGGAGATTACCGGGTCGATGCGGCCCCGCGACTTGCCCTTGGAAAACATGAGGTTGCCTTTGTTGTCTTGAGGATTCGACGGGACCACGTTACTGACCGCCCATGCCGTGACTGGGCAGCCGCACGCGTCGACCTTGGCGTCCGCGATTTCTGCCTGCATCCGAACGCACGCCACCGCCATTGATGGAATCGTCTGGGGTACAGCCACGACAGCCGTCTCGGCAAATCCGTCCTCGTGCGTGAGTTGCTCAATCAGCGTGTCCGCGTGATAGGGATCGAACCCAATTGTATGGAGATCGTAGCGTTCGCGGGCCTCTCGCAGCTTGGGCCGAAGCAGTTGATGGTCAATCCGAACGCCCGCGTTCGTGTCCAGCCATCGTTGATCGCGCCATACCCCATAGGGCGCGCGATCCCGGTGCGCCCGGTCAGACAGCGTATCGTCGGCCGTGAGGATGTACTGCAGGACGCACCACCACGCGCGGTCCATCGTCGGAGGGAAGACCAGCGAGAGCGAACAGAGATCTAGCAGCGACGCGAGGTCGATCCCCGCGTAGCACACCTGATGCGACAGTCGCTGCAGCCAGCCCTCTCTGGTCAGGTGCTCCGGATTCTGCCCGCGCCTCCACCCGTCCACGCTCAGGCACGGATTGGACGACGTCACGAGAATGTTCAGATGTTTCTGCTTGTACGTCGCCGCCGCACTGGGGATCCCCTTCGCCTTGAGCACCTTCGCGGCCAAGTCGTCCGGGTTGACGCTGATCCCGTAATTCGGATTGGCCTTCCGCGCGGTCTCTGGCAGGGACCAGTCGTCTTCGGGATCAGCATGGGCCGTGAAGACGAAAAACGACTCGTCTACCAGGACGCGCTCCAGGATTTTCGTCGCGTAATCATGCTGTTCGCCCCACGGCAGAACCGGGTCATTGCCGAACGTCGTGATGATGTAGATCACCGGCTGCGCCCGCGCGCCTGTCGCCGTCTCCATCACGTCGAGCATGCCGCGATCCTTCATCGCGTGCATCTCGTCCACGATGACCACACACGGATTGAGCCCGTCCGTCGAGTCGTGGTCCGCGCCGAGCGGCTGCGCCTTCGCGTTGACGTCGTCCCGGTAGAGGGTGGCGACTTGCACACGCAACCGCCGCTTGAGCCCGCTCGAAATGACCAGCTTCCGCGCGTCGTTGAACACGAGCTTCGCTTGGTCGCGCTTGAGCGCGATGCAGTAGCCCTCGGCGCCCTGTTCCCCATCGAAGAAGGCGAGATAGAGCAGTATGATGGCGGCGATCAGGGTCTTGCCGTTCTTTCGGGGCACCTCGTGGAACGCCGTGCGGAACCGTCGCAGGCCGGTCTCGCAGTGGACCCACCCAATCAGGCTCCCCAGGATGAAGACTTCCCACGGCTCCAAGTGGATGAACGTCCCGGCCCACGCGCCCTTGTAGTGCTTCAGCTTCTCGGCGAATCTGACTAACCTGTTGACCCGGTCCATGTCGAGCCGGTAGGGAAAGTCAGGGGTGCCCTCGCGCTTCCGGTCATGGAGGTGGCGTTCGCAGGCCAACCGATGGTACTTACCTGTAGGAAGAGCGCCGGACACCACGGCTTGAGCATAGGCATCGAGCGGGTTCATCGTGGGTTCCCTTGCACGAGCCGGAGCGGGGCGTCGAACTCGCTCCACTCGTCAGCCGGCTTCTCGACCTCCGGCATCCCCTTCCCCATCGGCGCCAGCCTGAACCGCGCCAACCCCGCCGCGACGCGCCCCGCCAGCGCCGCGTGCCGGCTGAGCAGCGGATGGGCCTTCGGTTCGAATACCTGCTCGCCCCCGCCTGACTCGTCCATCTTGGTCTTCAGGCTGGTCGACGTCAGGCCCTCGGCCTCCACCACCGCCAGCATGTCCCGCTTGAGGACGATCGACTCGCACAGGTCCCGGAAGTCCCAGGCCGTCGCCGGCGTCAGCGTCCGAGCGGCGATGGCGTGCGGAGCCAAGGCGTCCCAGACCGCCGCCTGGCCAGCCGGAAGATCGCGTGGACGCGGCACCGGGGGCGCAACCGCCGCGCGCGCCGACGGTTCGGTGTCGCCAGCCTTACGCTTCCGGCGCTGTTCCCGTTGCCACCGCACCGACCCTGGCGTCCGGGATGGTCCTGACCCCACCCGAGCCCCGCCGCTGCCTTTTCCGCCCATTGTCGGCCCCTATTTGAAGCTGTCGCCAACCTGTTCGAACGTGTCGCCGCGCGACGGAAGC